ACGCGACGTGGGGTGGGGGGTCGAGGAGACTCCTTACCGGGGCTAGGGGGGGCAACAGTTGGATCAGGTGCCAATCCCCTGGCGATGGCAAGGCGCCTGTCGACGCGGGCCAGCATCTGCTTGGCTTTCATGCTGATGCCTTGCTTCGATATGCCGAAGAGCTTTGCAAGTTGCGGACCATTGAGGTGGCCCGGTACGCGGAGGACGGCTCGCATCAGTTCCCAATGGCGCAAGGTGGTCGGGTCGGTCGTGTAGCCCATCAGGTCGACGACGTCGTGAACGATGCGGCCGACGGTCTCGCGGGAAATGAACGACTCGGTCTCGGTCCGCGTCTCGTCCTCTCGCGGATCGTAGAGCCAGATGCTGGCACGTTCGTACACCGGGAAGACGTGGTCAGGCGAGCGGGCTTCCTTGTACGGTACGACGCCTTCCTCGCGCAGCTTGTCTTGCTGAATTGCGGGCAGTGAGTAAAACCATTTGTCGAACCGCTTTGCGTGGGCGAAGTCCTCGCGGGAAGCTGCCCTGTCGAAACCGTTTAGACCTGGCATGATGTCTCTCCCTCCCTGTCCTGCATCTTCTGCCAGAGCTTGAGATACGCGTTGAAACGGCGCTGACGCTCCCTGTCGACCTTCGATGGCATAGGCCGCGAGGGCTTGGGCATCGGTTTGCGTGTCTTGGGTTTCTTCAACACAGAGACACTCTGGTAAGGATTTTAGGACAGCGTAAGCAGATTATTCCTTCGTTTCCTTGAGGTGATTTACCCATAAACCTGAGACGTCGTCGTAGCTCAGCAGCCGGTGATTACGAACCTGTTGCCAGAAGGCCTGCTCGGAGACCTTGCGTGCCTTGCAGTACTCAGTGGCGATCAGGCCGAGGACTTCGCTCCTAGTCATCTGGCTTGGTAGTTCCGCGATATACCCCTTGAGCAGTTCGGTGTCCTGCTGTTTCTTTGTCCGGGCCTTGGCGATGGCACGCTGGCGGATGCCTTCCATGTGTTCGGGTCTTTCCCTCCAAGCCTTCTGACGGCGCCTAGTCAACGCGAGGCGGGCTAGGATTTTAGGTGGACAGGCCGACTTGCGGGTAAGCCTAGGCATCTCGGGTGACTTTATTATTCTCGCCAGAAGGGGCGACCGAGGAGCCGTAAGGCGACTTCAAGGGAGACCCTAACTCTCTCCCGAAGGGATAGAGACAGATTTTAAGTGAGATTTTAAGTGCCATGGACGGTGGGGTGCCGAAGGGGGTATAGGGGTGCTATGGCTGGTAGGATACCAACCTATACCGCAAAACGCCTTGGAGACCCCTTGGCGGGGCTGGAAACGTTATCCTGTGAGACGGCTAGGGTCGTAGTTCTACGCTCCCAAGCGATGCGTCCCTGCTCCCGGGCATGGCGGAGGGGGATGGCGGAGGTGTAGTTGCCCTGGTCGTCCTTCAGGCCGGCACGGCCACCGCGCTTAGGGATGCGAAGGGTGTAGAACGGCTGCTCGTCGGCCCCCTCGGCGGTCGGGTCTTTTGTCAAAACCATGACGGCCCGGTGCCAGTTGGCGAGTTCTGCCGAGCCACTTCCAGCGTAGGCTAGGTCGGCGAGCGAGTTCGACTTATCCTTTGCGGGCTTGGTCGTGTGGTGGACGGAGAACAGGACCACGCCGGTGTCTTGGAGGACGGGCTGGATGATGTGGCGCAGGAAGTGGGAAGCGGCCTCCTGATCGGAAAGGTCCACGCCGGCAAACCCGAGGATAGGGTCGACCCAGACTAGGTCAGCCTTGTGGCGGGTCACGAGCTCACGGAGGAGCAGCCCAAAGGCCTCGCCAGTCCGCACGGCCTCGCGGTAGTAGAAAACGCGGTCGGCCAGTTGGTCGATGATCTGCGAGCCTCGGGCGATGCCCATGCCGTCGAGAGTGCCTTGGATGCTTTCAGCGACGTCCATCTCATCGTTCTCGGATTGGATGATGACCGAAGTCAGCGGACCCTTGCGGGACTTGATGCCGAAAAAGTCATGCCCTGGAGCGAGGGCAAGGGAGAGGGCAGCGTGGGTGACGAGGGCGGACTTCCCTGCCCCGGTCTGCGAGACGAGAAGGCAGGAACCCCCACGGCAGAGGAAGCGGTTGCCGAGGACGCAGGAATGGTCCTGCTCTTTGTCGCTTGCGACCATCGTGCGGAAGTCGAAGGCCTGTGAGGTCTCTTTCGTCGGCTGGCCCTTGCGCCGTGCTGCGTTCTTGGCAAGTTGCTCTTGGGCGAGGAAGATGGCTTCAGGGTCGGCACCTGCTTCACCGACGATGTTGAGGACGGCCCGGGCTTGCTCCGCAAGTTTGCGGAGGTTAAGGGCTTTAATCACCGCATAGCTCCAAGCCTTGTTCGGCTGGATGAACTGCCCGGTGGTGGACAGGTTGGAGACGGCGAAGGCCTCGACAGGTGAGCCGAGTTCGCGGAGGCGCTGCGTGACCGTCAACTCGTCGGGGGTCGTGCCTTCCTCGGTCAGGCCGACGATCGCGGAGGCGATGTCCTGATGGGACGGCTCAAAGAAGTCAGATGGGATGAGGCCGTCGGGCAGCGGGAGCCCTTGGGCGATGGAGACGGCAAGAATATGCCGTTCCGCGTCGAGGGCGGAAGGTGGAGGTTGTTCCATGGCTTGGAGGTTTGGGGACTAAGGTGGTTAACGTTTCTTTGGTCGAGCCTTTTCGCAGTAGTGGGCGGTCGGATAGGGGCGGGCGTCTTTCCGGCACATCACCAGATACGACTTCTTTTCCATTAGCCCGATGTCCACGGCCTTGTGGATGTACTTCGTCGCCATCGTGCGGGAGACGTCCCAGCGCTTGGCCCATTGGTCGATGGTAAGGTAGCCAGGAGGGACCGCCTCGGGCTTGCGGTGGATTGCCGCCATGACCACGGCTAGCAGCGGGTCGAGTTTGCGTTTCATGGGGTGAAGGTTTTCAGCTCCGTCTGCCAAATCCAGACGCCACCCATCTTATGCACAAGCCAAGCCTTGTAGTCCCCGCCCTTGGTCACGAACCCGGCGACAAAACCGGAGCCCCAGCGCGAAGTGGCTAGGCGGTGAGCTGCGTAGGCCATCTCATCCTTACGGCAGAGGCAACCGGCCGAGAAGGCGTTCCCGCCTCCGTGCTTGGTCAGGGCAATGCTGGCGAGGTTGTGGGTATGGCCGTGGATAAGAGCCCCACCAAAGGGAGCGTAGTGCAATCCCTGGACTATTGTTGCGTTGGCGCCGTGGGCATAGCCGTGAACCATCGCCACCGGGCCGAGGCGAAAGACACCCTTGTCGGCGTGGTAGGGCAGGATAACCTTTGCTCCGTTCTGGCGAGCGACGCGGTTGATGCGGGCCTTGAGGTCCGTGCAATAGTCGCGGACGATGGCTTGGCCATGTCCCTGCATCGTGTCGAGACGGTGTTCGTGGTTGCCCCAAAGGTAGACTGTGGGCTTCCAGCGGGCGAAGAACTGCTCGCCGGCCTCGATGTCGATCTGCAGGGATTCGGCGCCTTCCTTATCGGACCCAACGCCCTTGCGGAGACTACGGAAGTCGTAGTGATCGCCACCAGCCACCTTGACGTCTGGCTGGAAGTCTTTCGTAAACTCATAAAGGGCCGATAAGGCTTCGGGGTCGGCCATGTCGCCGTGGCTGTCCGATGCGAAGATGAACTTGGTCAGTCTACTCATATGCTTGAGGACTTTGGCATACCGCGACGGACGCCGAACTTTTCGCGGTGGCCGATAAACTTAAGACCTTGGCGGACGGCCGCGTTGTACATCCCTGGAGCGCTGAAGCCGTACTTTTCGGCGGTCTCCTTAGCGGTCAGCCCTTCAGCGATGCCTTTGGCTGCGGCTTGCGCCATCGTCAGTCGACCCTTCGCCAGCAAGTTTGCGTGTTCTTCGTTCAGGCGGTGCGTGTGCGTGGTCCCTCGTCCCCACTCAAGGCGGCGCCGACAGCCGGGCGGCCAGATGATGCCGTGACGGCAGACGAACGCCTCTATGGTCTTGAGGCTGACCTTGCCAATTTTGGCTGCATCCTCGGGCGTCCACGATCCACGGATGGCCTCGCGGATGGACCAGGCAATGTGCTTGGCGGTCGGGTCCTTGAAATCGTCGACGCGTATGTGCGGCTTGGAGTCGTAATGCGGACAGGTAGCGAGGAAGCGTAGGCGCTCGATTGAAACCCCCCATGCTCTCGACATCTCGGCCAGCTCGTCGTCGGTGGGGGTCGCCATAGGGGCTAGAACTTGTCGGACTCCTTGGCTTGCTTCCAGACTTGGCGGACCGCGAAGCCGTTCTCGGTCGGGTCGAACTCGCCCAGGTGTTCGTCTAGGGCGTTGCCGGCCTTGATGAGTACGTCGATGCCGTTGCGGTAGCGGTTGAGGTCGACCATCGAGATGACGACCCATTGGCCTTCTTCGGTCATCTTGAGAACGTTGGACAGTTGGAGGTTGAGCGCGTTGACCTGCTCAAGTTGCTTCTCCAGCTCCTCGATGCGTTGCTGCTTGGTGGGCTTCTTGCTCACAGTTGCAGATGCTTAGCGACGGACGCACCGACCTCGCGGATCGTCACGGCGCTGTTGGGCTTGAAATGGTAGGTCTGGTCTGGGATGACGCCTTCAAGCATCTCGCGGATGCTGGTGGCCTCCTCGTCGTTGGCCGGGCCGACGCCTTCCGTTTCGATATGCAGATGGACCACCCGCCATTCTCGGATTTCGCCCATCAGCTGCTTGGTCACGACCACCTCGTTGATGTAGCGGGCGTCGGTGACGACGACATGGCCTCGCTCCCGCTTGGCGACTTCCGTGAGGTTGTAGATGAAGACGTCCTTATGGATGGACCGGGCGAAACGACCCATGGCCACGAGCGTCTCGCGGTTCTGGGCCTTGAAGTTTTCCTCGTGGAAGTTGACCGACAGGCCTAGGTTCAAGGCGAACTCGTTGGCGGCGTCCTTGAGGGCGTCGGCGAAAGCGATGCGCCTGATGGCGTTGCTGGAGCGGGTCATGCCTTCCGCGAAGGTATCCTTTCCGCTGCGGGCATAGCCGGAGAGCAGGACGATGGTCTGCGGGGCCTTGAGGTTCGGGCGCATGGCTTACCAGTCGGTCGGGGTCGGGATGGTCGACGCGGCGACGCCTTTGCCCTTGGGGAAGTTCAGCTTGTACTTGAATTGCGGCTTGCCCTGCCACTCGCCATCGGGCGTGACTTCCACTTCAACCTCAAAATAGACATTGGTCGCGGGGCGGAGGTAGTCCAGGAACGCCGGCACGGAAAGGTCGGCCTTCAGTTCGCTGACGTACTTTCCGCTGATCTTGCCGACGAGCATCGCGAGGCTCTTGCCGTACTTTGTGCCGTAGGACTTGGAGAAGCACAGGCCTTCAGCGGTCTTGAAGAACAGGCGGGCGGACACACCGTCGTCGTAGACCTTGACCTTGTCCTCTTTGGGTAGGGACAGTTTCAGGACATACTTGCCGGTCTTGTCGATGGTAATGAGGGGCGGGCGGTCGTTTTGGTTTTCCATGTGGGTGTGGGTTAGGCGAAATTGATGGGGGCGATGGCGGCGGTCGACTGCGGGCGGGCAATCGTGATGACCTCCGTCGGGTAAGCGGGCCACTCATTGAAGGACTTGCAGACCTCGAAGGCTTTGATGGCTGACATCATGAGAGTTTCGCCTTCAGCGATAAGGTCTGGGTGCAGTTCAAAGACGGCGGTCAGGAACGGCGCTTCCTTCTCGACCACGAGGAAACGAAAGCCCTTGGGACGCACACCGAAGTTGAGTTTGCAGAGGAGCAGGTACCAAGCGGCCTGCAGCTTGAAGTCATCCGACCAGATCAGCTGACGGCCGAAACCCTTGGGCGTGGCTTCCTCGGCGGTGGTCTTGATGTCATAGATGAACCCGTCCTCGGCGATCAGGTCGAGGGAGCCCTTGATGGGGACCATATAGTCGGCCTTGAGCATCACCTCGGTGGCGACCGGGACGATGTTATAGCGGGCCATGGCGGCTTTTACCGCGTCGGCGTAGGATAAAGCGTTATCGTACTCGTCGGCCTTGCAGCGGATGTCATCGGGCTGGAGGGTGGATGCCCAGTAGGCGTGGACCTCCTTACCTTCCTTCGTGCGCTTGTCGGCCTCGGGCTCGGGCTTGAACTTGGCAAAGGCCTCGGGGTCGAGGACGGCCGCGTGGGTCATGATGCCTTCACGGAGGGCCTTGGAGTCTTTGCGAGGGTTGGCCTTATCGTGGGCGTACTTCGCCGGTGCCTTGAGGAGCAACTTAGCGGAGGTCTGGTTTAAAGCGTCAATCGCGTCGTACTCCTGGCGAGTGCGGGCTGCGAGTTTGCTTTGGATTTCTTCGTAGTGATACATGGCTTGTG